CCCCACATATCAATCGCATAAAGAGGTAGACGATAATGGCGAGAACTATTCTCATGATCAAATGTCATAGCAAACTGACATTCATTCCATGGTGGTCTAACATTCTCGCCAGTATAAAAGACCTTAGTGACTTCTGGTCCAAATCTTAGATGATTTTGTCCGTAGACGCCTTCACCGTAGATTAGATATTCTGGATTCACATCGTCACGGACAATCTGGAATCTACGGCCTAGTGCTTCGGTAAAGAAGTTTATGGCCGTAGAAAATGTATCAGAAAATCCTAATCTTAGGATCTTCATTACTTGTACCAGAAGAAGGTGGAGTTGGTAGATAGATTGATTGGTGAAGTGATTTTATGCTTGTCTCTAAAGTCATTAACAGCACGATAAACAGCATCAATCGAACTGTAATCATGACCACAGAAGAAACCACCTGGCTTTAGAAATGGATAGTATGCTTCACAGTCTGCTAGTGTAGCATCATAAGAATGATCACCATCAACAAAGATAAAGTCAACTAATGTATCGGTAAAGTTACTTGCTGCCTCTGTGGATGTTTCTCTAATCATTCTTGCTCTATCACCATAGGGTTCTAGGTTCTTCTTGGCTGCAGCCATAAATCTATCAACATCATCCTGTGTAATCTCACCATTCCAATCTTGATATGCCTTATAAGGATCGACGGTAAAGATACGCTGAATGTTTGAACATTTCTCCAGCAGATAAGCGGTAGACTCGGCACGACATGTACCAATTTCGATACCCACAACATTCTCACCTAATCGCTTGATATAGGGAGCAAGTCCTTTTGTTGAAACCCAATCATAAGGCCACTTGCTACCCAGTTCTTCAATAGTCATAAAATCTTCATCAGTTAGCGCCATAATTTATTCCTCAGTGTTCATATGAAAACTTAACATTCAAATTTGTTATTACTACAATAGCATTGCCAGCAGCATATGGACTATTATAGTTATATAGTGAGAAGTCTTTGTTGGTTACCTGGGTCCAATCATTAACTCCATCAGAACTACGTTCAATGATAAAATAGTCAATGCCAGATTCAACAAGTCTTTGTTCAAAATCTCTAGCAAATCCTACAGGAAATGTTATGAGATAGTTATTGGATTCCGTTTGTATTCTTTTGATCAGATCAACATCATCCGAACCGATATGCTCAATTGTGCTAATACTTAGAACATTCTTTCCTGTATAATCAATCTCTCTGGCATCTTTAACAATAGTTCCTGGCATTTCATTTCGCAGGTCATATATGGTATGCTTACAGTCAATGTGTGAGTTCATCACCTCACCGATTTCAATCACATCATGATCATATTTTTTCAAAAACCATGCGCCAATAGGTAACTCTGCTTTTCTTTCGTTGTCTTTAGGCGAGTTATATGTTCTCCATCTAGGAAGATCATACTTTAACACAATAGATTTTAAATCTGACGGAAATTCTTCTGTGATCTTTTTAGACTGTCTTGCCATTATTGTTATCCGTATTTTTTGACTATTACTTCCCTCCAATTAGGGACACGATCCCATTGATGTAATATAGTAATATGCTCTCCGTTGAGACAAACTTTATCATCGACAATATCATAATCAAGATCAACCAAAAAGTCAATCTTAAAGTTTGGATCTCTTATATATTGTTCACCTATACCACCGGATCCTGCTTTGATCGCTGGTAAAGATGTGCCTGCATGAAGAACCCATCTATGTGATGGACCTGTAAGAAATGTGCCATACATATACTGTTCCATGTCTAGCATAATGTTCATAGCAGCCTGATCAGGACCACCGCCACCTTCTACATATGAAGGTAAACCACGACAAATGAGCCATAGGTTCAAACAGAAATCTTTTAGACTCTCCAATTCACCGCCGATAACACCAGCACAATAAATGGGTGTATCTTTCAGTCTTTCATAGAAGTATTCACCAAACGCCTTTGTGATATTGTTTTTACCCCACGGTTCATTAGCGTATGTTAGATTCTCAGAACCAACAATCAGTTCTAGACCATTTAGGAAATATTCATCTAACCAAGCTGTTGGATTTGCTTGAAACACAACATCTCTAACATCGGTGATGATAACACGATCCACATCCATAGGTCTTTCTAACATAGACAAGAAATGATGAATATGAAGAAAGCGATCAACCATAATGTTAGTGTTTCCTTCAAACACAAATCCTCTCGTATCATCATACTGACTGCATCCAATCAACATAAACTGCTTTTGTGTTAGAATGTCAGCAGTTGTCTTGTCCATATTATAAACGATTAGAGCCTTATATCCATCAAAACCAGATTGCTCAATAGAGTTTGCCCAATACTTTATCTTGTCCCAGTCATAGTTATCAACTACACCTACAATTAGGTCCTTACCCATGGATATCTCCCTCCATAATATGCTTCTTGTGTTTTATTGCCTTCAATGAAAAACTGTTCTGTTACTGAATTAGGATTACCATCTAAACGATAGCAAAGAGTATGCTTACCGTTTGTATCATACTTGGCATGATCTTTTACTGAATAGAGAAAGTGTCTATCACCACCCCAACCGTGGTGCCAGTTATGACAAGTTTTTTGGATAAATCTTTGTGTAAAGCAAAAGGATGATGTGTCGATTAGAAACTGTGGACCGTGTGGTGAACTACGAGACATGAAGATCGGCCATTTACCTAGGCTTTCACAGTTATCATCACAAAGATATTTCTTATCCGGTGAGTAAATCTTGCGAAGTGAATATGAGAAATCTAGGTTCTTCTTCTCGATTGTTTCAATCAAAGAAGCAACGTGATCTGGTTCATACCAGTTGTCTTCGTCTAAGAATAGAATGTAATCTGAGTTGATTAGATGTGGAAGTGCGGCATAGATGCGATGACCATAGAAGTCACCACCTGTCTTGCCTGTGTTCTCTTTTAGATACTGAACTTCACATGATTCTAATGTATTCATGTCCCAAACTTTTTGATTGTATTCTGGTCCATCGACCACAACCAAATGCTTACACTTATAAGTCTGTTTAGCCACAGACTCAATAGCATCTTTTAGTTTAGGAGAACCGATAGTAGGTGTGATAACAGTAACGGGTTTTTCAATCACTAGATTCATAATATATCCTCATAAAGAGAAGGCAGGGACTTGCATAAGCAGAGGTCCCTACCGTGTTATTCTTATTTAGATCACTTTGGTGTCATCGTTTCAGTGAATTTCTGTATGCCTTGAGCCCAGACCTTGCCGCTCTCGGTGAGAAGTTGCTTTGTCGTCTCCTGGATGCCGAACGGATCCATGATGTCGATTTTCTTGACCTTCTTTTCCTCAGGAACAAAGCGTTCCAAAAAGATTTTGAGCATACCATTAGCAAGTTCTGCATTCTTGACCTCCACGGAATCTGCGATAGTAAACTTACGAGTGAAAGCACGATTTGCAATACCCTTGTGAAGGTAATCGCCTTCTTCGGTTTCGGTACTGCCAGTGATCGTTAGCACATCATTCTTTAGTTCAACATCAAGATTGTGCTTGCCAAATCCAGCCACTGCCATTTCAATGACATAATGTTCCTCATCAATCTTTTTCACATTGTATGGAGGATATGCTGGAATCTTAGGGAGGTATTCATTTGCTTCCGCAATTCGCTGGAGCACATGATCAAAGCCGATAGCGCCCTTTGAAATGTCGTTAGCGAATGTGAAAGGATCAAACCAGAAACGGTCTGTAGAACGATTATTATTACTCATGTGTTTCTCCTATAGTTAGCGAGAAGTGATAGAATGATTCCTTCATTGAACCATTCTGATAACATTATATAGTATTTTTGTCACAAAAGTCAAGATATTTTTAACCCACCAGCCAATATGTTCCGTTACTGAATACAGGAACAGCATTTGAACCACCAGTAAATACTCTGGAATAGAATGTTCTGTTATTACAATCCGAAACAAATGCTCTTGCACCAGATCCAACAGAAGATGCGGCTGGTAGATTTGGAACTGTATAAACTACACTGTATATGATATTTGATGTAACCGTATTACCAATATATGCATTAGCATTCACAATACCATTCGTGGTAACGTCAAAAACTGTATTAGAGTTTGCCTGTAATCTGATTAGACGAGAACTAGTATTCTGTCCAATATCAACGGCATTGAAACCTAATCCGACTTTAGCGTTGGCATCAACCCATATTGCATTAACATTTGAGATTGCTGTAGTCATGTTGTCACCAAAGATGCTGTAAGATTTTGTGATGGATATTCATAAAATGAATCTGTAACTATATAGTCGCCATCATCTGTAAGTATGGCTGTAGTCACGGAGGAAGCGGCTGGATAAGCGAAAGCATTGGCAGTTGGTGGATATAGCTGTCTGCTATCAATATAACCTGTAAAAGTAAATGTAGCGCCTGTGTTCTGTCCAACGGCAGTCTGGCCAACTTGTGGAGGTTGTCCTTGCATATTGTTCATTTGCATAGAACCGCCACCGCCACCAAGATTGGCAATACTGGAAACTTGACCTATGATTTGCTGTCCGACTTGTAGTAACTCACCAACTTGCATATTACCCGAAAGCATACCAAGACCTAAAGCACCGCCACCTGACCCACCATTACCAATAAAAACTTTTTGAGATCCTTTGGCAGGAATAGGTAATCCAGTTTGATGAACAATCATGCCTATAACATCCGGAGACGCCGTATCTTTGATAGCAGCAATAGCAGGCTGTCCTTGAATGAACACTTTAGGATTGTTAGCCTGTAATGCTCCAAGATTGTTATGTGAGTCCGTATCGCCTTGAACAGCGGCGAGAATGTTATCAGAAAACACCTTCGTATTCAGTCCCAAAGACTGTGTAATAGCACCACACATTCTTGGATCAAATATTCTAAAGAGTGGAAACATTCTTTCTTGGTCTTCCTCTACCTCTCTTTGGAGGCTCTTGCTTGATAAAATCTGGTATCTTAGGTTCAGAAATATTTAGTGTGAGAACGTTGCCCTCGTCCTTGATACCAGTTGAACCCATGCCACCAACACGACTTGTCTTTACGCCTGGTCGTGCTGCGGTTTCTACAATAGAATATGTTTCGTCTTTGATTAGTTCGGCTTGTGCGATTCGATCACCTGTATGAATGTTGATGGCATTGTCGGAGATATTCCAAATGAGAACCATCAACTCTTCCACATAATCCGAATCGATTACACCTTCTGCATTAGCCAAAACGAGACCTTGCTTTAGAGATAGACCAGAACGAGCATGAACACGAACAGAATGTCCTTCAGGAATATCTAGAATAAGTCCTGTTGGAATCATAGTTCTATCGCCAGGCTGAATGCTAATCATGTTATTCAAAGGACGAGTAAAGGCTTTGTTATGCCTTGAAAAGCCTTTATACTCTGTTTTGCCGTGTCCTTGAAACTGTAGATCGAAACATGCAGAGCCTTCGGTCTGCTTTTTTGGTATCTGATTAGAAGGATGTGTTTTCCAAATTTTCAACTGCGTCATAACAAACTCACTTTCTTATTCGTCTTCGTTATATCTCTTTTTACCTAGTGAATACTTGGCAACCAAGTTCCATTCTGGCTTTTCCATATATGAAATGATTTTGATTCTGTTTAGAGGCGTTAGAGGTTCGGCACTCTTGGTAGGTTCGACAAGAGTTACCAGTCCCCATTCTGCTAATAGATTAGCAATGGTATTACGACGCCCACGATCCTCCTCAGAGAAATCTGTTGCTTTACCATCAAGCATGAACATTTCTTTGAAATGAACTAAGTAGTATCTGCCTTGCTTATGTAAAATATGACAAGACTGATATAGTGTTTTATCTTTTTTGGATGCAACACCTATACGAGTCAATGTCTCTTTCACCTTCAAGAAGGCTTGAGGATCAGGAAGTCTTACTTCCACGAAGTCTTCTAGGTTTGCTGTCATTTATGCCACCTTTATTGATTTCTTTCTTTATTGTTTCAATCTGGGTAGCGTCTAGCAAAACCAAAGCGTCTTTTGCCTTCTGATTGGAATAGTTATAATACTCCTTTACAGCGTCCAAGTTCTCTATGGTTTCACGCTTCTCCCATTTTCTAAAAGGTCTTTTATAACCTCTAATGCTATTTAGCAAAAACTGATATTGCATATTGACAGGCAAACTTGGAAATCTATTCATCTCATTGGCTTGTAAAACGCAATCGTAGTGAAACGAGATTGCCCGATTCACTACGAAAGCGGAATAGTCCTTGTCATTATCAAGGACATGATTTTTGGTATGAAGAATAGAGGGTATAATGTCCTTGAATAGATCGCTCACTTTACCTCACACTCAATCATAATCTCTGTAAGACAAGCAACCAGATTTAGTTCTTGGTCAGCAACAAACGCTGCTTGATACTGATACTTTGCTAGTGTAACAACAGCGGCAGGTATTGTCTCTGGCTTTAGATACTCATACAGATTATCATACACGGAACGATAGATGCGTGATGGATCAATGTCAGAGTTTAACACAACCCACTTCCGCATAGCGGTAAAGTCTTTACCCTTTAGTGCTTTGATTAGATCGTCAAGGCTGCGAACGCTGTCAAGTTGAGCAGCAAGACCAGCATCAATGCTTCCAGAAACAGAATACCGTTGTAGTTCGTTAAGAGTCCTACGATAGTCTGGGAAATACTTTTCAACAACCTTGACAAGGACTTGCTTATCATATTCAACACCTTCATCATTTAGGATTTGCTGTAGTCGCTTGAACATCTTTGAAGCCATGGAAGGCTTCTCAGCATTCTTCAAGGTAAAGTCAACGACGGAACATCTAGAATGAATAGCGTCCTTGATCTTTGCCTTGAAGTTACATGTGAAAATGAAAGAACAGTTGGACGAAAACTTTTCAATCACTCCTCTAAGAGCATCTTGCGTATCTGGTGTAAGACCGTCGGCTTCGTCTAGAATGATAACCTTACGACCACCAGTTAGCGATACGGTTGACGCATAACCCACAACCTTAGTTCTTAGAACATC